GCTTTGCGTGAAGGATTTGCAAAGGGTAGGAAGGCACAGATACTGTACGCCCCTACAGGCGCAGGCAAAACTGAGATGGCTATCGCTCTGATGGCTGCGACACAAACCAAAGGAAACAAAGCGGCGATGTTATTAGACCGCGTGGTTCTCTGCGACCAGACCAGTAAACGATTAGAGAAGTACGACATAGCGCATGGCGTCATGCAGGCAGGGCATTGGCGTTACAGACCCTACGAAAACATACAGGTGTGTTCGGCTCAGACTCTTGAACGCAGAGGATCATTCCCAGGATTGAATCTTCTGATTGTGGACGAGTGTCACCAGACCCGCGAGCAGACAGTCCAGTTCATCAAAGACAATCCCAATGTGAAAGTAATAGGTCTGACTGCTACTCCGTTTACAAAAGGACTGGGCAAGATATACGACAACGTGGTCTCTGTTGTTACTACTAAACAACTGGTAGATGACAAGGTGTTGGTTCCTCTGCGTGTATTTATAGCCAAAGAAATCAACATGGAAGGCGCGAAGAAGGTCGGCGGAGAATGGTCAACAGAAGAAACAACCAAGCGCGGCATGGTCATCACAGGCGATGTGGTAGCAGAGTGGGTAAAGAAAACCCATGAGATATTCGGGCGGCCTCGCAAGACAATCGTGTTTGCATCAGGCGTGGAGCATGGCGTTCACCTAGCTCGCAAGTTCCAAGAGCAGGGGCATAACTTCATCTGCATCAGCTACAAGGATGATGACGAGTGGAAGAAGCAGGTTATCGAGGACTTCAGCAAGCCTGATACACAGATTACTGGCTTAATCGCTACGGATATTTTGACCAAAGGGTTCGATGTGTCGGACGTAATGATCGGCGTATCTGCTAGACCATTTAGTAAGTCTTTGTCATCCCACATTCAACAAATGGGCAGGGTCATGCGCGGGCATGATGATAAAGAATTTGCGGTGTGGCTAGACCATTCAGGTAACTATCTTAGGTTCAGGGAAGATTGGGATAAAGTCTTTGAGGAAGGCGTAGAAGTTCTTGATGATGGAAAAGAGAAGGCCAAGAAGGAACCAACAGAGAAAGCAAAGCAAGAAAGTAAATGCCCGCAATGCGCTGCTCTATGGCCTACGGGGTCGGATACTTGCTACAACTGTGGTCACGTTAAAGAGAAGAAGAACAAGGTGTTCTCTCTTGACGGCGAGATGGTTGAGCTGACTGGAAACATTTCCAAAGACAGTAAGCAGGAGTTCTGGAGTCAGTTGGTCTGGTATATGCGCGTCCAGGGGTGGTCTAAAGGTCGGGCGGCTAATACATACAAGGATAAGTTTGGCGTCTGGCCTCGTGGCCTGCGGGACGATACTCCTGCGCTACCGTCTGATGATACGAGAAAGTTTATAGACAAGAAGTTAAAGCAGTTCTTGCGTAGTGTGGGGAGAAGATAATGAGCATTAACTTAGGAATGATGACAAGCGCAACAGATGAATGGGCAACTCCGCAGGATTTTTTTGAGCAACAGAACAGACTGCATGGCCCATTTGATATAGACGTTTGTGCTAACGCAGAAAATGCTAAATGTGAAAAATATTATGATAAAGAAGTAGATGGGTTAAAGCAAACTTGGATTGGTAAGTGTTGGATGAACCCGCCTTACGGTAGATCAATAGGATTGTGGATGAAAAAAGCATACGAGTCTGCTGAAAACGGCGCAGTCGTAGTTTGTTTGGTTCCAGCAAGAACAGATACGAAGTGGTGGCATGAGTATGCAATCAAAGGCCAAGTGTTTTTTATTAAAGGCAGATTGAAATTTGGCGGGTCAAAAAATAGCGCACCATTTCCCTCTGCTGTTGTGGTTTTTAATGGTTTTGGCAAGGGCGGTGAATGATGGACTTCATAGAATTTGCTCGCTCGCATGGCATCATCATCCATGATCTGCCGCCGCTCGGTGTGTGGAAACGGTTTCCAACAGAAGATCATCCACGTTCACGCAATGGCGCGGTGAAGTACATGGGGGATGTAGGATTCGTTCAGAACCATGCTACCAGTACAGTCGTCAGTATATGGAAGCCTGACTCTCCCATTACAACTAAAGTTAAATCAACTTACCTCGCGTCCATCCGTAATGCCGAGGACGAGCAGAAGAAGAAGCAACATCAAGCTATGCAGAGGGCGGTAGGAATGCTTAACGGTAGCGGCATGAGTACACACCCATACCTTGAGGCTAAAGGCTTTCCTGATGAGCAGGGGAATGTGCTGTGGGTAGAGGGCAATCCCGTTCTTCTGATTCCAATGAGGGTGGCAGGTAACTTGGTCGGCTTGCAGCAGATCAATGAGGGCGGCGGGAAGAAGTTTTTGTACGGACAGCGCACAAGTAATGCTGTGTTCACGTTCGATAACAAGGGCATGAATGTACTGTGTGAAGGATACGCTACTGCTCTGTCTGTTCGTCTGGCATTTAAGCAGATGAAGCAACGGTACACTCTGCACGTATGTTTTAGCGCAGGGAACATGGCTAAGGTGGCTGCGGGGCTTGAGGCGGGGCTTCTGATCGCAGATAACGATGCTAGTGGTACAGGGCAGCGCGTGGCGGAAGAAAGCGGCTGGAAATACTGGCTGTCTGATCGTGTAGGCGAGGATGCTAACGACTTTCATCAACGGGTTGGACTGTTTCAGTTTACGCAAAGCCTGACTCGGTCAATGCAGAATGTCGGTGCGGTTCGGCATACCTAACAACAGTGCGCCGTTGGTATGCGGCGCGATAGCACTAAGCGATTGCATGATCTCTATTCCTAGATTCAGGCATCGTTCACCCTCTCCAGACCAGTCAGAGATTACGCGCACGTTCCCATCCGCATCTTCAATGATGTGAATGGAAAACGTGGCGGGGTGGTTATTCATACTATCTTTCATCAATAAACCGTTGGAACCTAATTACATTAGCATTTTTCTGGCAGCTATTGATGATTTTAATAATACCTTTAGGGGTTAGTGGCTGCCCTCTTGACCCTTTAATCCATGTAAATTTTTGTCTGTGTGCGTTTACGCTATCGTCATAAACAGTATATGTAACGCTATAAGCAAATTGTTTTCTCACCGTCTGATCTCCTATATAGATTGCGCCCACAACATTGATATAACTAACATTTCTGCCATGCTTTCAATTTCATCTTGTATCCATTCATCGTCGTAATCCTCGAACGGTTCCCATGCGGTAAGATCGTCAACGTCAGCGTAAAAGTGCATTGATGCAATTGCGTGTGCGCGTTTTTTAATTTCATCTAATGTTTTCATCGTCTGATCTCCTAGTTGTCAGTAACTTCAAGTTCTTCTTGTAACCAAGCCATAGCGGTGCATATATCGCTCCACTCGGCATCGTATTTTGCATCTCCTTCAGGTATGCAGTTATCGCGGTATTTAAACAGCGCATCCCAAATGGTTTCCATCCATGTTTCTTCGTCGTTCGCTCTTAATGTCATCGTTTGATCTCCTTACCAACTAGCGCAATATTCAAATTCCCAAGTGTCGTCTAACTCTGCCAACAAAGTTTCGATCTCGGCGGCTGTGTGTCTGATGTCATTCCAGTAGTCATCATTCACTTCTGTGCTACCAAAAAAGAATCCTTCCTGCGGCGGCAGTATCCTGCTGTCTTTGTGATATAGCGCGGCGCGGCAGTCTTTCAACAGTTTTTCTAATTCTTCTCTGGTTACTTGGTGCGGTTTACATTCGTCTATTCCATCCTGCACATTGTCAACAAACCAGCTATGAATCTGGTTTGCTTTGCGCCAGTACATTGCTTCGATTGAAACTTCTTTAACTCTGCGCTGTACGTTTATTTTTTCCTGAATCTCTTTTGCAACTTGTGTGTCTGCATCATTAAAACTCCACAAGTATTTTTTAGCGGATAAGTACATATCTAAACCCATGATTTAATCTCCTATCGAAATTGGCTGCAGTGAATTGATTGATCTAAAATAACGTCACCTTCTGCGGTAAATGCTTGGATATAAACTTCGTTGTTTTCCAATGTCAGTCGAATGTAACCACCGGCATCTTCTGGATTATTTGCATCATCAAAATTAAGTAGTACGTACTGGCTTTCTCCGTTTTCGTGCGTATCTAATGATGGAATTAAACCTGCTTGCTCTTTGAATACTTCTATCGGTTCGTAAATCATCGTCTGATCTCCTATCGGCTGATTGGTATTCCTGCGCGGCGCGCGCGGGTGATTGCTATTTTTGCGGCGTGCGTACTCTTAAACATGCGCCCTAAAAAATGAAATGTATCGTCTGTCACGTAACAATCTGAGCGCGAAAAGCTGCCGTTTATATACATTCCGTTGTAATAAAAAGTAAACATATCGTCTGATCTCCTATACGTTGGCTAAGTGTTTTGCTTTAACGACTGCCTGCGCGAGCGTCTGAAAGCGCATTAGTAGGCATACACGTTCGTCTGCATCGGTATCAAACAGCGCGACATTGAAACCTGTGTCCGTCTGATAAATGCGTGATTCGACGCCGTATTCTATGTTTGGGTAGGCTGCTATTTGTTTCATCGTCTGATCTCCTGTATGTATTAGTTAATCACGCTAACAACTATTGCATTGTCAAGCGTGACCCAGTTAATTGTCAAGTGTTTTAAAACGTCTGAACTCCTGTTGCTTTTGCTATGGCTGCGCGTGCTGCTTGCATGGTTTCGGTGTCGCTGTAGTCGTCCCAAGATGGGTCTATAAAATACTGAATCAATCCTTGCAAGGCTGCCAATAATTCCGGCGCGGCTGCCATTAATCGGGCGTTGGCTGTGGTTTCCGCCAGTCCATCTTCCCAGTCTGGTATTTGCGCGATAATCTCGCCTTGTGCGTCTTTAATGTTGCGGATGTAGGCGCGGTCGAAAGCGATAGCGGTTTTCCATGGGGCGATTGAAAATTGATTCATGGTCTAGGCTCCTGTTGCTTTTGCTATTGCTCCTCGGCATTTTGCGAGGGCATCGCAATTCGCTAACCCTTCAAGCGTCCAAGTCTGATCAAGTTCTATTTCGGCGCGGGAAAGTAAATTTCGTAAAGCCAAAAGCAAATCAGGCGCGGCGGCGATTAGTCGGGCGTTTGCTTCACCCATCGGCGAGGGATTACATACTGTACATCCGTCAGCGTCAACGATAGCGCGATAACCTATGTGGGCGTTTTCAAGTCGATCTTCTATTAACCATTGCATAATCAGGCTCCTATTAAAAAAGCGGTAAAGTCGTGTCAATCTGCGGGTTAGCGGATTGAATTGTCAGCGTGAAATACTCGGCGGCGGTCGTATCTTCCGGCGGTTTTGTTATCGGTTCAAATTGTCCAGCTTCCCCGTTCCAAAAAAAATCAGGGTCGGCGGTAACTTTTAATTGCTTCGCGGCGGCGAGGGCATCGGCGGCGGTTTCCTTATCAGCGCAAATTGTTTGCTCTTGGCAGATAACCCGCCATAATCCGCGCGAAGTGGAAAGATAACAGCGCGGGGTTTTAATTGGTTGCATTGTCTAGCTCCTTGTTTGTGAAGTACAAGCGGCAGGTGTAGCAGTCGGCGTGCAGTCCTGAAACTTCGTCAACTGCGAATTGTGTTTCCTGCCTGCCATAATGGGCATCTGTAAAATCAAGCGTTGCATCTGGCAGCTTCCAGTAGTCACGCATAAATGCGTCAAGGTCGGCGGCTTCGCGGTCATCCAGTCCAGAATAGTCGGCGTTAAAAAGCGCGGGTAAGTAGTGCGCGGCGAGTGTCAGTTCGTAATAGTCGTTTAAGCGTGGCATGGTTTAGGCTCCTAATAAGTGGGCGAATTCTTTGGGCTTATTTTCTTTCAGTTGAATTTCATAGCCAAGTGCGCGGATTGTTTCAAGCGCGTGCGCGGTTATGGTCTTAGTTCCTGCCAGCTTTGCCAGTAATTGCGATTGCTCGCAAACTGGGTATATTGTTTGCAGTCCATAATTTTTGTCGATGCGTATAGTTATTTTCATTTTATTAACTCCTAATTAAAGTGTTGCGCGGCGCGCGAGTGCATCGGATATCAGTTCGGCGCGGTGCAAGTAGTCGATAAAGTCAACAAAATCTTCGCGAATATCGGCGGGTTGGTCGTTTTGTGCGCGGTGTTCTGCGTTAGGGTTGCTGGCATAAAAAGCGGCGCGGATTTCTTTTTGAGTTTTAAACATGGTTTAATTTCCTTTAATAAACGCAAATGCCGCGCGAATAGTAGGCGGCAGGGTCTTTGCCATCGGGAATATCATTTAAGCGCAAAATATAAAGCGCAGCACCGCGCGGGTCGGTTTGAATGTAAGTATTCAAGTCGTATGAATCATCAAAATAAGCGGCGCGGCGGCGATTGCAATTTTCAACAATATCGGCGAGGCGTTTTAATGCTCCGGTTTCACGATCAGGGAAGGGCGATAACTTGCCAGTATTAGCGTTGCGCCAGTATGTTTTTGCTGTTTGCTCGTCACGCTCTACACTTCCAATATCAGTGCCGCACTCAAGTTCATGCCAGCGGCGCAGGGTTAAACTAATCCGGCGCAGTTTTACGATCTCGGCAGGAATAAAGCCTAGATCAGCTAATGTTATTTCTTGCTGCAATTGGCGCATTGCTTCGTGTTTGGTCATTGTGTAATCTCCTCAGATGGATAAAAGCAAAAACAAAAACAGCCAAAAAATAAAGAATCCGGCTATACCTGCCATAATTTCATTCATTGTTCACTCTCCTAAAAGTGTGATTATCGAGTGATAATCCGCTAGCAGACTGAAACAATCCGCTAGCAGGTAGCACTCAGTCCATGCGGGATTCAACGTAGGCGTTTATTCCAGCTTCATTCAACACTTTAGCGAAAGCGTATGCGTAGGCTTCCTTCTTTTGCAGGGATTGATTGAAAGCCTGGACAGATAACGCTATACCGCCGTAATACGATTTGCGCGCTCCGCAGTTCAGTTTTAAATACTTGGCGAATGAGCTAGTAGCAGGTTTAACTACAATAGAAGCAAATCCACAAACCCCATCCTCTACATAATATTGCTTTACTAGGTCGCTGCTATCGTTCAAAGGGTTAGCGCGTTGCTGGACAATCATTGGCGTTATAGTTGCTGATTGCACTGCGGCGTTGCCTGCATCATGCGCGGTGGCATATAAAACGGCGGGATTGATTTTCATTGTGTGATCTCCTGTTAATACACTCTCAGGTGAGTGCTAATCGTTAATGTAGCGGCTTTGTCCATCTAATGCAATACCTTCATGCGACTAATGTATTGCATGAGAGGTTCTTTAGCTAATAGCATGCCAGCGCAAAACCTAGCAAATTCGTTGATCGGTGTAACATTTGAGACAGGTGTAACAGTTACAGGTGTAACAGGTGTTACATTATCAAAAAAGCAATTTTGGTTAGACTTTGACTATTCTGGGATTGTTCCTGTATATTCTGGGCAATTCGGCGCGAGCGCGCGCGACAGCTTTAATCGGTGCAATATGAAAACAATCACAAGGAAGCAAGCAAAGGAAGCTATACAAAGCAAAGGGCTTGAAGGTGCTATGCACTTAGGTAAATCCGGCCTTACTGCCAAACAGAAGAAATATGCTGAGGGGTTAGTGCTTGAGGGTTTGTCTGGTGCTGACAGCTACCGGCAAGCGTATAAATCAAAGGGTAAACCCAAGACAGTTGGAAACGCTGCCAGCTTACTGAAACAGCACTCTGGAATCAAACTGGAAATGGAACGGCTGGAACTACACAAACAAAGGGCTGCATCGTATTCTGTCGATTCAATCAAGGCTTTGATCGTTTCAACACTAACCGATATCGCTACAAACTCAGATCGTGACGCTGTAAGGGTTAGCGCGGTGAAAACCCTCGGAGTAATTTCCGGCGTCGATATGTTCCGAGAGACCAAGCGCATCGAGACGGTGAAAGACAGCGACCAGATCAAAGACCAGATAATGCAGCAACTTAAAACTATGATGCTATCAACGGATGACGCGCAGGAAGTTGACGCAAACGACCTGCTATCAGAATTGACAGCCGCCGACCCCACCCACTCCCCACCCCCCGAATCTGTCGATGGGACTCCGGCTGACTCTATACATACTATTCCACTCGAACCATCCCAAGAATTTACCAATCCTACAGAAGACCCCCCGTCATCTCTGGATTCATCCACCCCCCATGGGGATATATTTTCAGAAAATCCAGATGGTTATCAAGATGCTACTGGAAGAGTTTCCACACTTAAAGTAAAGTCTTAAGAGTGGAAGAGTTTCCAAAGTTAAAGTAACTTCTTAAGAGTGGAAAGA